AGCTCGACACTACCCCCCGCACATGGGGTCCCGCCGAGGATTTGCGGGTGCTGGCCATGGCGCCCGGCTCTCAGGAGCCCGCTATCGCGGGCCGGGAGGCCGTGGACGTGACGTGGACGCTGTACTGCCCCACCGGCACCCGGGCGTCCGGGCTGGACGTCGTGATCATCGACGGTGTCGAGCACGAGGTCATCGGTGACGCCCGCGACTGGGGCGTCGGAGTCGTCATCGAAACCCGTCACCGCGCCGGATAGCAAAGGGGGCCGCCGATGAAGATCGTATGGAACGTCAAAGGATTCGAGGCCTTGAAACAGGATCCCGGGGTGCAGCGCGACATCGTGCGCCGCGCCAACGCGATCGCGAAGCAGGCAGGCGACGGCTACATCGTGCTGGAACCCACCCAGCACCCCAAGCGCGACCGCGCAGCCATCCTCACCGGCACCCGGCAGGCGCGCAGAGACAACGCCAAGACGATGGCACTCGTCAAAGCCCTGGGGGCCGGACGATGAGCGACGAACCGCTGGGCGACGTGATCCCAGCCCTCACCCGCATCCTCACCCCAACCGGGGTGCCGGTCTCCACCATCGTCCCCAACCCCCGCCCGAAGTCGCTGATCCGCCTCACCCCCACCGGCGGCAGCAGCGACCACACATGGCTAGCGCACGTCATGGTCACGGTCGAGGCCTGGTCCCCCACCCCCGCCGCCGCACGCGCCCTGGCCGTCCAAGCCCGGAACCTGATCCTGGCCGGCGCGGAGACGGATGACCTCATCCACGACGCGGAAGCGACCTGGCCGGTCGCCTACGACGACCCCGAAACACCCAGCCACCGAGCCACTTTCACCGCCACCCTCACCACCCTCTAGGAGACACCATGGCGTTTGTAGCCAACACCAACACCAACGTTGATACCGGCCGGCCCAAGGTCGGCGGATACGCTTTCTCCGCGCCCCTCGGCACGGAACTGCCAACCGACCACGCCGCCGAACTCAACGCCGCCTTCCTCAATATGGGCTACGTGTCCAAGGACGGCGTGTCCCTGGCGGAGGAACGCAACACCACCGACCAGGAAGACTGGGGCGGCGTCGTCGTCGAAACCACGCAGGAGTCCTTCTCCTCCACCGTCACCGTGACGTTCATCGAATCGCTGCGCGGCGACTTGCTGAAGGCGATCTACGGCAAGGACAACGTCACGATCACCGCACCCACCCAGACCGATGAGGGCAAGGTCCACGTCAAGCACAACGCGACCGAGCTGGACAACGCCTCCTGGGTGTTCGAGATGGCGTCTCGCCGTAGCCGCAAGCGCATTGTGCTGCCGAACGCCCGCATCACTGCTATCGGCGAGACCAAGTTCGTGACGGCAGAACTGATCTCCTATCAGTGCACGATCAAGGCCTACCCCGACGCGGGCGGCGACAACGTCCACGAGTACAAGTCCCTGCCGAAGCTGTCCGCCTGACCCCCTGATTCTGTCCGGGCCCGCGTGCCTTCCCGCCGGCCCGGACAGCCACCCCTCTAGGAAGGCCGGAAGGAAACCATCATGACCACCCCTATCGACGCCACCTACATTGATGGCCCCGAGCCTGGGCTCACGTACGAGGAAGTCGTCGCCCTGCGAGAACGCCTCGCCGCATCCGAGAATTCTGACGAGTTCCGGGCCCGCCTCGCGGCTAGCCGAGTCCCCAAGGCCCCCAAGGGGACGATCCCGCGGCGGCACTTGCCCCGCAAGCTCGCCTACGTGACGTTCAGCTTGGCCGGCTGGGATGGCGAATTCACGCTGCCGTCCCGCAATCTGCTTACCCAGCGTGAGCAGCAGGGTATCCGCCGCGGTGATGAGACGGCGCTGCGCGAAGTCTTCGGCGACGTCTATGAGGCGGTGCAGGACATGACCGATGACGAGGTGATCGCCCTCATGGAGGCGTGGGGCGATGCGTCCGGCGTGAGTGCGGGGGAATCGAGCGCTGCCTGATCCTGCTGGCCGAGCATCCCGAGGCCGTCGCCTACGAGGTGATGACCGCCGGGATGCGGCTACGCGATCTAGGCAGCGAAACACTCACATGGTCTGATCTGGCGACGCTGCTCTACTACCCGAGGGAGCGGGGCCCCCTCTACCGGGCCGTCCTCGGCGACCGCGCCGAATGGGATCACCACGCTCAGCTACTCGCCACCATCATCGACATGCTCGCCGGAGCGAACTGGCAGCGGTCGGGCGGCAAGGAGCAGGACCGTCCGGAGCCGTACCCACGGCCCGGCGTACCCGGGTACAGCCACGCCATCGCCGCGCCGGTAGCGGACGATGACGCCTACACCATCGAGGAACTGGAGGCCGACCTAGGCCTCTAGCACCTCCCGATCACCCCTCCCGGTCAGCGGGGACCCGCCAGAGCATCCGCTGACCCGGAGGAGGCCCCCTCATGTCTGCTGCCGTGCAGCTCGCCACCGCCTACGTGTCCCTCGTCGTCGACGCCAAAAACGTCGCCTCCGGAGTGGCGAAGGAACTCACCGGCATCGAGAAAGCCGCCTCGGCGACAGGCGAGAAGTCCGGCAGCATATTCGCACGCGCGTTCGGATCCAAAGCGAAGCCGGACACGAAACAACTCGAGGCCGCCCTCGACGCGGCCAAGCAGAAGGCAGAGGCCGCGAGCAAAACCGTCGTCGCCGCNCATAGCCGAGAAAGCCTACGCCGAGGCCGTCGAACGCTCCGGCGAAGGATCCTCCCGCGCCCTGGCGGCACAGGACCGCATGATCCTGGCCAAACGCAAAGCCGAGGCCGCCGCCCACGGCCTCAAGGCCGCGGAGCAGGCCGAGGAACACGCAGCGAAGGAAGTCGCGGCAGCGCAGCAGCGCGTCGGCACCTCGGCCCAGCAGTCCGGCCAGCAGGTCGCCGGCTTCGGCCACAAGGTCCGCAACGCCCTCCAGCAGGGCATCGGGCACATCAATCCCTTCTCGGGGCTGTCGCGGAAAGCCGCCACTGAAGGCGCCGAATCCGGACACGCCTTCAGCGCGAAGTTCAAGGGCGGCATATCCGGAATCGGCGCCGGAATCGGGCGGCTCATCGGCCCCGCAATAGCGGCTGTCGGTGTCGCCGAAGTCGGTCGCGGAATGGCCGACATCGTCAACAAAGCCGGGCAGCTCGAGCAGTCTGTCGGCGCGATTGATTCGGTGTTCAAGGAATCGGCTGGGCAAATGCACGCCTGGGCCGATTCCGCAGCCACATCGGTCGGGCTATCGAAGAACGAATTCAATGAACTCGGCACGTTGATTGGTGCGCAGCTGAAAAACGGCGGCACAGCAATGGCCGAGCTGGCGCCACAAACGAACAAACTCATCGGCCTCGGCGCCGACCTGTCCTCTATGTTTGGCGGCACCACCCGAGAGGCCGTAGAGGCCCTATCCTCGGCGCTGAAGGGTGAGCGAGACCCAATTGAGCGCTACGGCGTTTCGCTGAAGCAAACCGAAATTGATGCGAAAGCCGCAGCACTTGGCTTCCAGAAAGTCGGCGGAAGCTTTTCGAATGAGGCGCAGCAGGCCGCCACGCTCGCGCTCATCATGGAGCAAACCAAGGACGCCCACGGCAACTTCGCCAAAGAGTCCGACACCTACGCCCACAAGGTACAGGTTCTTTCCCAGCAGTGGGAGAACTTCACCACCGGTCTGGGTGAAATGTTCCTGCCCGTCGCCACGTCGGCGCTGGAATGGCTCATGGGCCTTGGGCCTGCTATTCAGCCGGTCGCCGAGGAATTCGGGCGCCTCGGAACCCTGCTTTTCGCCGGCGACTACACCGGGCCAATATTCGGCCTAGAAGAAGACAACCCGGTTATCGGCATTCTCGCCGGAATTCGGGATGCCGTTGACAGCACCATTCAGGTCGGGCAGCTGCTTTTCACCGGCGACTACTCGGGCACCCCATTCGGCCTGGAAGAAGATTCCCCCGCCATTAATGCGCTCTTCCAATTCCGAGAAGGGTTCATGCGGCTAGGGAATGTTTTTACCCAGCTGATGGAGCCCGGCGGGGCCGTGATGAATCTCATCGATTCCCTCGGGACCGGTTTCAATACCGCATGGTCGGCGGTCGGCGAGCACCTGCTGCCGATCCTCGGCGAGCTGTGGGCAAGCTTCACGGGCGCCGTAGCGGGGGTGCTGCCCCAGCTGGAGGGTGGCTTTGCGGCACTTGGTAGCGCTGCCACAACACTCGGGGCAATCATCGCCGTCGCTTTCGCCGCCATCGGCACCGCATGGGACGCCGTAGGCCCCTACGTACTCCCCCTAGTCGGCGGATTCGTCACCTATATCGGCGGCGCTTTCCAGGGCCTATCCCAGGTACTTTCCGGGATCATGACCACAATTCTCGGGGTCATAACCGGCAACTGGGGACAGGCCTGGGACGGGGTCAGAGCCATTTGGGATGGGGTTTGGGGTTATCTCCAATCCGCTTGGCAGTGGCTCGTCACCCTGACGAGTAGCACGTTCTCGATTATCGGCACCACAATCGGGTCCGCCTGGAACGCCATAAAGGATTTGACCGGCGCCACTCTCGGGGCAATTCGCGACAGCATGAACTCGGCCTGGCAGTGGCTCGTCGGAGTCACGACATCGGCCTGGGAAAGCCTCAAGAACGCAGTCACCCAGCCATTCGTCGCCGCCTGGAATGCCGTTTCCCAAACACTGGGAACATTCAAGCAAGGCATCTCGGACGGATTCAATTGGATCCTAACCACCACCGGAAGCATCGCCAAGAGTATCTGGGACGGAATCACCTCCGCGTTCAACACCGGAGTGCAGGCAGCTGGCGAGGCATTTAACAAAATCAAGGGTCTAGTTACCGCGCCAATCAAATTCGTGCTGCAAACCGTCCTCAACGAGGGCATTATCGGCGGCGTAAACGGACTGGCCGAAAAGATCGGCCTGAAGAATCTACTGCCGAAAGTCTCAATCCCAGCGGGCTTCGCCCGAGGCGGAATTCTGCCCGGCACATCCAGCTACCGCGACGGCGACGATCAACTGATCATGGCCCGCCGCGGCGAAGGCATCATCGTCTCCGAAGCCCTCAAGGACCCGTACGAACGGAAACGCCTCCTCGCGCTGAACCAAGCGGCGTTGCAGGGCACGTCGCTGGCTCAGTGGCGGGAGCACTACGACGGACTCAACGGCTACGCCGGCGGCGGCATCATCGGCTTCCGCGGGCACCGATTCACTAGCCTTTTCGCAGCCAGAATCCAGGCCGCGGAGAAAATGGCTGGCGCCCAGATGCACATCACTCAGGGCGGGTGGCGGCCACGCACCTCCTACTCGGGCACGTCTCACGCCGGCGACGCCCTCGACATCACCGGCGGATACCGAACCTTCATCCTGCCTCTGCGGCGTGTCGGCATCCCAACCTGGGACCGCGCGGGCAAAGGCAATTGGGTTGCGCACGCCCACGGGGTGCCGCTGCCCGGCGCTGGTACCGCTGCCGGGTCGGCGGTATGGCAGGCACAGGACTACCTGCGCGGAGGCGACGGTCTCGGCGGACGGGACAACGGCCCCCGCGTCGGAGTCGTATCCGGCCTCCCAGCAGACGCATCCCCCGAGGTAATCGAGAAATCCAAAGGGTGGGGAGAAAAGGTTTGGGATTTCCTAGCGGGCGCCGCAAAGGCCGCTTGGGATTTCGTAACAGCCCCCCTGAAATGGTTCAACGACGCTATCGCCGGCGCGTGGAAATCCCTCACCAATATGGGCGGCGGCGTGCTTTCCAAACTCGGCGAAGGAATCGCGAAATGGCCCATCCAAGCAATCAAGGATTGGATAGCCGACGCAATCGGCATACCCCATTTCGCTAATGGCGGATACACGCCGGGCGGTCTCGCTCTGGTCGGCGAGAACGGCCCGGAACTCGTGTCCCTGCCACCCCGATCGTATGTGCACCCCACCCAGCAGCTCGCCCAGCTCGCCGCCGCATCCCCAGCGGCACGGGGCCCGGCCAGCTACCGGGTCGAGGTGAACATCCCTGACGGGGCGCTCCGCAGCCTCGACGACCTCACAGCGTTCCTGCGGATGCTGCCGCTCGCAGTCCGACGTATGGAGGGAGTACCCATCTGATGGCCACATACGTGACCTACGGGCCATGGGCGCCATCTAGTGGCGCCGTCAAACGGATGAGGATTCGCATCACGTGGGTGATGTCGGATCCCCGCCCGGGCGACACCACCGTGTCGGTGTCCGTGCAGATCGCCCTCGAGGCCGGCTACCGATTCTGGGACAGCTCTGCCCAGTACGCCCGCTCCGGCTCTTTCGGGTCTCGCAGCGAGAGCCGCCCCGTGCGGGTCGACGTCACCGGCGGATACACGGTCCTGGAGTCCTTCTCCGATGTATTCCCGCTGCGCCCGCAGGGATACGACATTTCCTGCGCCGCATCACTGAGTGGCGTGGACTATATCGGTGGCGGGGTGAGGGCATCCCACGAGTCGACGCTGTGGATCCCCGCGCACGGCTCGGCCCGCCCCAACACTCCTAGCCCGGGCGCCTATCGCATCACCGACCGGGCAATTCGTGTCGAGTGGCCTGCCGTCCCGCTAGCCACCCACTATCGCATAGAGAGATGGGTTGAATCCGACAAGGCATGGACGCGTATCGGAACGATTTACGGCACATCCTATGTGGATTATGGGGTGTGGGAAAACGATCAATTCCGATACCGCGTCGACGCCTGGAATGGCGCTCTGGATTCGTCGTGGGGTGAATCGAATTACATTCGCACAACCCCATCCCAGCCGTCGCTGAACATTTCTCGAATAGCCGGGAATATTCGGGTCGAGCTGCGTCACAATGCCCGCTACCCACAAAGGTGGCAGCTCGAGCGGCGCGTCAACGGCGGCGAGTGGCGGTCGTGGCTGAGTGGCGGCGACGGCGCAGCCGTCGGGGAGATGACTCCCCAACCCGGCGAGACGTGGCAGTACCGTGGCCGCACCGGCACCGGTGTGGGGGCGGAGCTGTGGTCCACGTGGGCTGTGAGCGAGGACGTACCCGCGCTCGTCCCCCCAGCCGCCCCGACGCTCCTGGCGCCGATCGGCACTATCTCGAGCGAGGAACAGGCCGTCCTGACGTGGCGGCACGAGCCGATCGACCGAACCCCGCAGCAGCAGGCCGAGATCCAGTACCGCGACGCGACCGCACCGGCGGATGCGTGGCAGACCGCCACGGTCACCGGGTCGGTGCAGGAGCTACGGGTCCCGCTGACCGTCGGTGACTGGGTGTGGCGTGCCCGCACCCGAGGTCTCCATGCCGACCCCGGCCCCTGGTCGCCCCTGGCCGGCTTCACCGTCGCCCTCCCGCCTACGGTGACAATCGAGTCGCCGCAGGATGGGCAGACCGTGGAGGCGTCCCGCCTGACGGTCACCTACACCGCCACCGACCCCGGCGGGGCGGCGATCCTCGGATACGACGCCACCCTCACCGACAGCGGCGAGTCCCGGCAGGTCGCGGCCTGGCAGGACCGCAGCCACCCGGGCCGGATAGAGGCCCCCGCGCGGCTGGAGGATGGCCACGACTACGTCTACGCCATGCGGGTGCAGTCCGGCACCGGGCTGTGGTCCCAGTGGGTGCGCGTATCGGTCCATGTCGACTACGCCGACCCCGCCGTGCCGACTATCTCGGCCCG